TTTCAAACGGGGCGCGCCTGTTCTTTCTCGGAACAAATATCCGTACCGCTCAGAGCTACACCGGCAATCTTTATCTGGATGAATATTTCTGGATCCCCAAATTTCAGGAGCTGCGCAAAGTGGCCTCCGGGATGTCACTGCATAAAAAATGGCGTACCACCTATTTCTCCACACCGTCGAGCCTTGCCCACAGCGCCTATCCGTTCTGGTCTGGTGAATTATTTAACAAAGGGCGTCGGCACAAAGACCAGCGTATTCAGCTCGACCTCAGCCACAGCCATTTAGCCGCAGGGGTGGAATGTGCAGACGGCCAGTGGAGGCAGATTGTCACCGTGGAAGATGCGCTGTCCGGGGGCTGCGATCTGTTCGACATTAATCAGCTTTCGCTCGAATACAGCCCGTCTGAATATCAGAACCTGCTGATGTGTGAATTTGTCGATGATAAGTCCTCGGTATTCCCGTTTGAGGAATTGCAGGGCTGCATGGTGGACAGTCTCGAAGAGTGGCCGGACTTTAATCCCTACGTATTTCACCCGTTCGATGACAATCCGGTGTGGATTGGTTACGACCCGTCGGAAGCTAACGGCGGGGACAGCGCCGGGTGCGTGGTCATTGCCCCACCCGCTCAGCCGGGCGGCATTTTTCGCATTCTGGAGCGTCACCAGTGGCAGGGCATGGATTTTGATGCACAGGCTAAGGCAATCGAGGCACTGACAGAAAAATATAATGTTGAATACATCGGTATCGATGCCACCACCGTGGGTCAGGGCGTTTATCAGCTCGTCAGGCAGTTTTACCCGGCGGCGCGTGAAATCAAATACACGCCGGAAGTGAAAACGGAAATGGTACTGAAAGCGAAAAACACCATCCATCGCGGCTGTCTGCAATACGACGCTGGCCATACCGACATCACGGCGTCATTCATGGCCATTCAGAAAACAATGACGGCCAGCGGGGCGAAATCCACCTACCGCGCGAGCCGGAGTGAAGAAGCCAGCCACGCCGACGTCGCGTGGGCAACGATGCACGTTTTGATTAACGAGCCGCTTACCGCCGCCTCCGGCAAACAAATAAAATCTACCTTGGTGATGTTCTGATATGACCCGTAAAAAAAACCGCATCAATAAAAAACTGACGCCACAATCCGACGCCCAGAAAAGCGAGATTTTCCGCTTTGACGAACCGGCCACGGTGATGGATCGCCGCGATATTCTTAATTATCTGGAATGCCTCAGCAACGGGAAATGGTACGAGCCACCAGTCACTTTCTCCGGGCTGGCTAAAAGCTTCCGCGCCGCCGTTCACCACAGTTCTCCGATGTACGTTAAGCGTAATATTCTGGCGAGTACGTTCATCCCTCACCCACTGCTTTCTCAGCAGCAATTCAGCCGCTACGCGCTGGACTACATTGTTTTTGGAAATGCGTTCATCGAAAAACGCCTTAGCGTGACCGGTCAGCTTCTCAAACTGGAGGCATCACCGGCCAAGTACACGCGCCGGGGTGTTGAGGAAGATGTTTACTGGTTCGTGGAGAATTACATAAACCCCCACGCCTTTGGTCAGGGGGGCGTATTTCATTTGCAAGAGCCGGACATTAATCAGGAACTGTACGGCCTGCCGGAATACCTCAGCGCATTAAATAGCGCATGGCTCAATGAGTCAGCAACGCTGTACCGTCGGAAATATTTCCTCAACGGCGCCCACGCGGGCTATGTCATGTACGTGACTGACCCGGCGCAAAACTCGCAGGACGTTACCGCACTGCGCGACATGATGACCAAATCCAAAGGGTCAGGGAATTTTAAAAATATTTTCTACCACGCACCCGGCGGAAAATCGGATGCGATCAAAATCATTCCCCTCAGCGAAGTGGCGACCAAGGATGATTTCTTTAACATCAAGAACGCGACACGCGACGATCTGCTTAGCGCGCACCGGGTGCCACCGCAGATGATGGGCATTATCCCGAACAACACCGGCGGGTTTGGTGATGTTGAGAAAGCGGCAAAGGTATTTGTGCGTAATGAGCTGGTCCCGTTGCAGGAGCGCATGAAGGAGTTAAATGAGTGGGTAGGAAAAGAGGTAGTACGGTTTACTGATTATGCGCTTTAAGCATTGTTGATACTGAATAAACCGCCATATTTTTGGCGGTTTTGATGCATGCATTTACTTCACTAACTAAATGTTATTTAGGCATATAAATACAATAATTTTAGTTAAGTCAAAAAAAGTAATATGATGAAAATCTGATCAGTCAAAACTGCAAGGATTAGCAGGTGCATCATGTTTACACTCTACGAAGGCCGTGAAATTGAATGGGAACTCAGCCCAGAAGACTTCGCCTATATCTGCTCACCCGAGCACGCTTTAGAACAATCTAAAACCCACTATGATCTGGATGAGCGAAATTACCGCAGCAGATTCAGCCCCTTTAGTGTTCCTGAGCGCCTTTACTCACGACAGCCCACATGGCGGCGCGCACAGGCCGGGTATGTGGATCCCATTTACGACTCAATAAAAGAGCATCTTCAGTTAGGCTGGTTGATTGGGGTGGATACCAGTGCGCGCTGGCATTGGGTCGAGAACCCATTTTATGTTGATGAAAATGGTGACCTGATTTGTGACAGAGCCTACCTGTACCACGAATGGTTTATTCAACAGGCTATGGATGCTTATGAATTCGCCGTAGCTGAAAGACAAGGTGTAAAAGCCCTTCCAACTCAGAAATATGATTACGGGGGTTGGGGTTCAGCACCAGTTCAACACGCCCAGTCAACTAAGACAATCAACAGTAAAGCTGCCGGGCGGTTATTAGCTGCTGGTGGAGTTTACAATGGCAACATTGCAGATTATGCCAAAACTGCGCAACAGCTCGGCGGTGAAGCTCCGGCAGGTTATGATCAGATGCTGAATGAGACAACCGCGGGTTCGGCGATTGCTATTGTCTCTGCGGCGGCGGGATTAGGTCTTGGTCGAATGGGTGCAATTAGCGAGATAAAGCAACTGGAAAATCTTGCGAAAACAAATTCAATTACTTCAGAAACGGGCTTTCTATCAAAATCAGGAACATTGTTGAACGCTGATAAAGCTGTAATTGATCCTAAAAAACTCATTTCATATGCGTTAAATCCAGACCATCCTGTTGGCGGTAACAAAGCTAAGGTTTTCGAGTCAGCTTTAGGCTATAACCAGACGAATGTTGACGACCTAATTACTAAAGTTCAGGCTGGTATTGTCTCCAACCCAGCAAAACTATTAGGCTCAGACAACTTTGGTCAACGTATGGCTGTAGAGATGCCAATTACAGGGATTAATGGGAATACAGCAATTGTACGAACAGGTTGGATGTACGATACCGGTTCCTCCGTTCCCAGAATGACTACTATCTTCGTTAAATAAAGGCCAGATATGGAATTTTCACTTTTTGATGTTGTTATATTAAATGCAGACCTGCCTGATGAGGGGCTAGTTAAAGGAATGACCGGGGCAATTATTGATGTTTATAGTTCGCCATCAATGGCTTATGAAGTTGAATTCTGCGATCAACAAGGCCGAACAATCGCTTCTGTGGCATTGGCTCCAGAACAGTTACAACATAAATCCTGATTCATCGGTTAAGACAAGGCTACCAGAGTACACTGGTAGCCATTTTTTCTTTGGTTTTCTTAGCTCGTCAAAGGCACCACACGCAACGCTACTCAGAGAACTCATCTGTTGTAGGTTGAAACCAGATAACTCCCTCATGGCGCGCTCAGTCGCTAGAACAAATGCAAGTAAACATCCTCGGCGCGCAATGCTATCCCCGCCACGCCTGCACGCTTTGTGCGGCAGTTTTAATGCAGTTACCTGAGATGATGAACGCCCCGCGAGTGCTGACGTGGTTTGGGATAATATATGCATTAATATAGTTGCAGAAACACGCACTATGAACGCAGCATAACTGGGCTGAGCTAACAATTTTCTCATCAAAATCAGAGCTCTTGAAAATCGACACAAGCATGACTACCAAATAATTATCATTTATTAACGCCCTAGCACTTTAACCACTTGATAAATTTAGTTTAATGTGCTTTATTCATTACTTTAGAGAACTGAAAATCAAGTGAAAATGACGTTATCGCATAGAACTTTGTCGAATTACTACATGTACTCTAATCATTATTATAAAATAATATCGTTATAAAACTGACCTTTGTATGATTGTGACATTATAGTTAATTAATTTTTTAAAAGGAAATTTTATGGCCGTTTTCATATTTTACAATATACAACTGCTTCCGAAGAATGATTCCGTCGAGGTTGGCATTAAAGGGTATAAAAAATTATTCACCTTACTTAGAGATAAAAACAAGAGTAAGTTTAGGGAGAGAATACATCTGGATTATCATTTCCCTATAAATAAGAACTCTTATATTGGGCCATATGATTTCTTTTCTGAAAATGGTGGGATAAATGGTAATTTCGTTAGATACTCTGATACAGATAATGTTAGTGAGCTTTTAACTGACAAAGTCATTTTTGATCAAGAGAAAAAATCTACAATTGTTGTTGGGAAAAAGAAATTCCCTTTTGTATTCGATGCAAAAAATCACATTCTGGGAATTGAAAAAAATGCAGCCCCCGCTGAGGACTATATTAAATTAGAAGAAATATTAATATATTTCCTGAAAGATATTAGTGATGAACACTTCCCGGAACACACCCTCACCGTGAATTTAATATCTTCACCCAATGAATTAGAAAAAATATTAAATACTGCCATTTATTACAAATCCGTTGATATAAGCCTCGTCGCTCCGAATGGAGACGATGCGGAAAATATACTAGATGAAATGCGAAATAGTAAAATGCATAAGTTGAGCATTAGAGGTAATAGTGGTGGTGCCAATATGGACAACCTTCCTGATTTTATAAAAAACATTTTACCATCAGCACAAACTCATGGAAAAATAAAGCTCAGATATGTTACCAAAATTCCAAATTCTACTAACAATGACACTAAAATCTCCTCATATGACTCAGAGAAATCGCCCTTAACCTTTACACTAAGAACTTCAAAAAGCGATTCTGATGAACGTAATTTCTTGAGGCGTTGCTTAAGAAGGGCTGTTGCATTCTTAGAAAGAAAAGACTCTGAACAAGTTTTCCAAGATGAGGACTGAAAAAATGTTTAATTTTTTCAAAAGAATACCAATACTGGGAACTATTGTATATATAACAAATAGTTATATATACAATGGAGACATTAATTCAAATAAAAAATTTGCGCCTATAAAATTATGGTTTAAAAAACTAACCTTAAAATTCCTACTATGCTGTTTTTTGACCATGCTGGTTTTCAAAGATTTTATTTATAACATCTATATTAATCACACGTTAAATTATTCTTTATTACTGCCTTCATCACTTAACCCAGGAGATAAAATAACCGCAACATTCCCATCATTAATTGGTTTTGGCATAGGTGTTTATGCGTTACTTTTCGCCCTTGATAAATCCGTAGTAGGAGAGGTTCAAAAAGCAATATCAAATTCAACAAAAACATCTGGTAGTGTATTAATGTTAAGCTCAGACCTTGCTTATCCTTTAATTATATTAATAATTACACTTAGCATTGGTATATTACAGACTGTTTTTTCCAAATCACTCTGTTTGTGTGCTATATCGTGGTTCATGCTCTGGTACAGTTTTGTAGTCATAATCGAAATGATTGGGGTTTTATTTGGTTTAACTAACAATAGTTTACTTGATAAGCTTGATGATTAGGCTTTAAATCACTGTTTTAATCGAGTGATTAAATCTCACCATTTAGCTTCGGTGCGATATATGAATTTTTTACCGTTATACTCAACAGTCGCTCCTCTGGCAAGAGCAACAACCTCCCAATTTGTGGGGATGATGCCATTTATTAATAAATCATGTTTTATATTTACCATTTTTTTCCGTTCCTGCTGTGTTAATCGTGCTGAAGGTGCAAGCTTATACGATTTTGACGGATCAAATCTCTGATGCTGATTATGAACTCGTCTTGCAGCGTCCCCCAGCACCTTGGCAACATCCGGCTCATTACAACCAACATTCCCACTCTCAACTAATTTCATCACCGCAGTGGCGTACTCAGGAAGTGTTGGCAGCAAACTCTGCCCGAGTCCTGTCTGAGCCTCTCCACAGTTATTGACAGGACTCCGAGGCGCGCCGGAGGCGCTTACTAAATTCAAAGGATGAACGGCAACTTCAACAGCCTTGGCGACAATGCGCCATTTTGTTGTGCGTGTTTCGTGGATGAGGTCAGTGCCAAGATGAGGGGCATAAATGCCGATGATTTTCTGGATCTCTTCGTCGTACTCGTTTAACTCATCAATCACTTGGCGGGCGGTTCTTACCGTTTGCTCATCGCGTGGGACATTCGCCCCACCCTGCGCAGAAATATATGCGGCGAAATCACCACCGTCTGCCGCTGCTCTTGCAGCTTCGACAAGTTCGTCAAACTCGCTAGCGATACTCACGCCACGCGGTAATCTGCGCAGCTCGCGATAGGCTCCCATTGTTGGTACACCAATGGACTTAAATTGCGGGATGCGCCACGTAGAAGCCCATGCAGTAACGGCTGCGGCAGTCTCTGACAATGATCGGCCAGTCTCATGGTCTATCTCACCTTCCAGAGCATAACCATCAATATTCTTGGCTATGTATTTAGCGATATAGCCTGCCGCCCCGCCTTTATTTAAATGCTTACACTCAAAACGCTGAGCTTGTGCCCCCCGTTCATCACCATCTTCTTGGAGTGCATAGCGGCGCATGATGTCAACGGCAGGCTGACGGTGAGCTTTATCGCAAAACA